GGCTATCTTAAGGGGCAGCCTGATCAGTACTGCGGATCTTTCTTACTATCGCACCTTGTACGACTACCAAAGAGGTACAGGGCTTGGCTTTTCTTTTAACGGACTGTCAGAAGAAGTCTTAAAGCGTGCACTTGATGAGAATTGGAGCGGGCAGGACTTTTCAAAACGGATCTGGACCAATACTGACATTGTGGCATCCAGGACAAAGGACATCGTACAGCAGAACGTAATGACTGGCCGCAGCTGGAGAAGATGTCAACAGGATCTTACTGGATATGTTGATACCAGAAACGCCGGCGCCGAGTATGCCGCTGAAAGGCTGCTTCGGACAGAAACGAATCACATCCACAACGAGATCACAGCCGAAGCACACATGGAGATGGGTGTGAAGAAGTATAAGTATCTAGCCACTCTCGATGGCCGTACTTCTCTTATATGCCAAAAGCACGACGGGATCATTGATCCGGATACCAAGGAGGATTACACATATGAAAATAAGAAGGTAGGAGTCAACTTTCCGCCGTTACATCCTTTCTGTAGGTCAGTCATCAATGCCAGACTGGATCCGGCTATTGAAGCAAGGCTCGTGAGACGGGCAAAAGATCCGATAACCGGGAAGATATCAACAGTGGCGTACAACATGACGTATCCTGAGTGGATCGCAAGCCTGATCCCGACAAAGGCGTCCTCGGCTAATATGAGTGATCACGCCATGCAGCAAGCGGAGAAACGTGGAATATCAAGAAAATCAATTGATGACGCACTGCTAGATCCACTCAGTGTGGGGAAGGTTAAGTATGATGACCAGGGGAGAAAGAGCATCCGTGTTGTTGGAAAAACAGCCGAAGTAGCGTATAATCCAGATACGGGTGTGATTGTTTCTGTGAATCCAACACATTCGAAAAAAGCGAAAAAGCTGCAGGAGGGAAAAGATGGTAATTGATTTTACTGCTGATGAAAAAGAATTAATTAATACATTGGCAAAGATGTATCATCTTATGCTGCCTCCTGATTTCAACTTTAGCTACGAGGAGTCTGAGGAGCTGCGTGATGCTGCCATGGACTTTGAAGTATTGCATGGTCTTGATGAAAATTATAATCCAACTCCTGAAGGTGATTTAGCTATCATTGTTGCCGATAAATTATTGGCCGCATAATCCTAAAAACACATACGAACAAGAGCAATCCTTAACCGGGTTGCTTTTTTTATGCAAAAAAGGAGTTCGCATGAAGTGTCCATACAACACGAAGACCCTTTATATCGAAAGGTCTGTTCCCCGCACTTTCAAGAAAGACTTTTCTGACGATCCCACGGATACCATAGCAGGGATGCGCTGGGATACAACATATTTCACACAGAAGTCATCAACAAACTGTTCAAAGGAAGAATGCGGAGCCTGGCAGAATGGTCACTGCGTAAGAACTGCATAGGAGGGAATATGAACGATGACGAACTCTTATGGCAAGAAATATATTCACTTCGTGAGAAGTTGAAAATAGCGGTTGAAGCAATCAAGTCATATGAACCCGAATTCGATGCACAGTTATTTATGCACAGGCTCAATTCAGTTGACTATGACCAACTTATGGAAGAATTGTCAGGTGAGGAGGTCGGGGAATATGGAATCTAACAAGCAAGGACTATCAGTCAGCATATCCGTTATGGACATCGAGCCTATGAAGGTAGTCCTGGGAGTTATTCACGATATGCTCGAGGATCCCGGCATTCACACTGGTTACAAGCTGCGCTTGTGTGCGGCACTGAATATCGATTATTTACAGACTTCGGAGCCATGACAAGGGGCTTCGCTATCTCAGGAACATCCAAATCGCAGATAGTCGAGAAAGAGGGACACAGATGAAGCAGATGCAGTAAATAATGTGGATAGCCGGCGCCAAAAGTCCGGTATTAATACGACAGAGCACATCTTCGGGTGTGCTTTTTTATGTCCAAAAGAACCTTAAAGGTTCAGCCGGGCAAACATTACAATTTCCGCTGTTCGGGCAGCGATAACAATCCGATTCGCACATCGCAGGGCTTGGCTGCGCTATCAAGGAGCATGCGAACACATGAAAGGAGCCACACATGTTGAAGAAAGAAGACCTAATCGCACTTGGACTCACAGAAGAACAGGCCACAAAGATCATCGAAGACCAGAAGGACTATGTCCCTCGCTCTCGGCTTAAGGAAGAGACTGATACCGTGGCTGCTATTAATAAGCAGCTTGCCGATCGTGATGCAGATATCAAAAAGCTGCAGGGCGAAGCCGGTAAGGGTACAGACCTCGAAACGAAGCTGACAGCTTTACAGGCTCAGTACAAAACCGATACGGAAGCCCTGGGAAAGCAACTTGCTGACCAGAAGCTTGATTCCGCTCTGGATGCAGTCCTTGGTAAAGCCAAGGCCCGAGATCTTACCAGCGTGAAAGCCCATATCAAGCGCGACACCTTGAAGCTAAAGGACGACGGAACGGTTGAAGGACTGGACATCGAGACTCTTGCAAAAGAAAAGCCTTATCTCTTCGAGATTGAGACCAAGCAGGATGAAGGATCTGGATTCGCAGGCGGCTCCGGAGACACAGGTAAAAAAGAACCGGCAACATTGAGGGACGCATTACAGGCGGCCTTCGAAAAAAAGTAATACTTAGGAGGTATTAGATTATGTCAGTAACACTTGCACAGGCAAAAGTTAATGTACAGGATGCTGTACAGAAAATGATCATCGACGAGTTCGCAAAGTCCAGTTTCTTGATGGACAATCTTACATTTGACGATGTCGTATCCCCTACCGGTGGTGGCGCAACCATGACCTATGGTTACACCCGTGTCATCACACAGCCCACAGCCGGATTCAGAGCGGTTAACGCCGAGTATGCCGCGCAGGAAGCCGCAAAGCAGAGATACACCGCGGATCTCAAGATCTTTGGCGGAGCATACGAGATTGACCGTGTTATTGCCAACATGGGCGGTATCGTAAGCGAGGTTGATTTCCAGGCTAAGCAGAAGATCAAAGCAGCAACAGCGTTGTTCAACGACACCGTAATTAACGGTGATTCTGCGGTTGACGCGAATGCTTTCGACGGTCTCGACAAAGCCATTACCGGATCTTCTACTGAGTTCAACACAGCCGCGGCGATTGACCTGTCCACTTCCGCTCTTGTCACTACTAACTACCAGGCATTCCTCGACATGCTCGATGAGTTCCTTGGCGGGCTTGACGGTCCTTCCAGCTTCCTTGGTGGAAACACCAAGATGATCGCCAAGCTGAGAGCTTGTGCAAGACGCGCCGGCATGTACATGATCACAAAGGACACTTTCGGACAGCAGGTCGAAAGATACGGCAACACACCGTTCGTTGATTTCGGAGCAAAAGCCGGTTCGAACGACCCTGTTGTTGCTATCGACGGAGTTACCGGACTTACCTCTCTCTTTGCCGCTCGCCTCGGTCTTGATGGATTCCATGCTGTGTCTATGGCCGGAGTGGCTCCTATTCAGTCATGGCTTCCCGACTACAAGACTGCAGGCGCAGTTAAAAAGGGTGAAGTCGAGATGGTTGCCGCTGTTGTTCTCAAAGCAACAAAGGCTGCCGGCGCATTCCGAAAAATCAAAGTGCAGTAAAGGAGGATCTTCCAAATGGCTAAGAAAATCAAGGTCGAAAAAACAACTGGAATGGTGCAGATCCAAACAAAGGTTCCGGGATATAACGGCGTATCAGCAGGCATCCAATTCCGCGATGGTGTTGGAGAGACGAACGATTCGTGGCGCATCCAGTGGTTCAAGGATCACGGCTACTCCGTCGGTGCAGATAGTACAGATGCTGTCGACCCGGTTGAAGAGGACAAAGCACCGGAAGGAGGAGAGGGCGACGAATAGTCGCTCTTTCCCTTTTCCTGAAAGGAAGTGATCTCATGCCCTGGGACATTTACCGGCCGCCGAAACAACCGGTAGAACCAATACCTGAGATACCCGCTGAGGACAAACCAAAGCGCGGCCGAAAAAAGAAACCGGATAAGGAGGAGTAAAGCAGATGGCATATATACCAACAGCTACAGATCTTTCGGATCTGAAAGCTTCTCTCGAAATTACCGGGACGGATAAGGACGCATTACTGAGTCTGCTGATCAAGCTTACCGGAACAAAGGCTCTCAACAGCATGAATCAGACGGTTATGCCGGATGATTTTCAGCCTGTTTTGATCGAGATGACACATGATGTGTACCGACTCAGAGAAGCTGAAAAAGGTGAGCAGGTGCAGACGGTATCTGCTGTTTCTGATAATGGGCAGTCGGTCAGCTACAAGGACAGCAGCTTTGACAAGGCACTGCAGCAGGTCGTATCTGTCCTGAAAGACTACGAAGGTCAGCTCTCGCGTTTTCGAAAAGTTGGGTGGTGATCACATGATTATTCCACAGAGCTTTAAGGATGCTCAGACAAAGGCATTCCAGGATAAGACGATAGCACATCATGCAAGAGTGGAGACAGCTGGAGCGCTCGGCGGAAAAACCTCGGCGCCGGCTGTTTCTTCGTCCGGATCATACCTGGTTAACCTGCAGGTCATAAAGGATGCTCTTGTGGCGCAGCAGTGGGGGCTCACAGTCAACAAGGACTGCATAATCACTTGTTCTGGAGCCTTGCCTATCCCTGTAGCCGATTATGTCGTCTACGGATCAGATACGTATCGGGTAGTCGATTCAACAGCCTCAGACAGCCACGTAACGCTGTATGGAAAGAAGGTGTGACGTGGGTATTGAGATCAATCTGAACGGCTTGAAGAAGCGCATAGCAGGCATGGAAGCCGCTGTTGAAAGTATTGCAGTTGACATGGTCAACGAACTGTCAGAAATAGGTGCAGCACAAGCGAGAGCACTCGCTCCTGTCGACTCAGGTGAATTGCGAGAGTCTATTCACGAAGGTGTTGGACTGTCAAATAAACCAGAGGACGGCACTATTGTTGGCGGCTATCGAACTAATAGCGATCATGCGGTGTATCCCGAGTATGGAACCGGGCAGGGCGGCATATCCGGAGCAGTAGCAAACGGCCAGGAGAAGGATCCGGAAACGGGCATTACTTATCGTGAGGACTGGAAAGGTATGCCGGCACAGCCGTACATGTATCCATCTGCTAAGGAAGTTGAGAAATCACTTCCGGACGTTTTGAAGAAGTACGGCGAGAAGCTTGTAGGAGGTGATGGTGGTGCTTGATGTTGAAGCCTCCGCTCATGCGATGATCCAAGATGTTGTCGCAAATGTTGCCTGGTCTCCTGGCTGGCCGCAGACCTTTGCAGACCTTACTGCAGCGCAGGGTATTGGTTGTTTTAAGAGCAAGCAGAACTCGAATGCGGGGAATACTTCCACGCGTAGAGAAACCCACGCAAAGATCGCAATCGAGATCCAGACATGGGCAGCAACGCCCGAACTACGGAACACCTACGACCTGGCTATTGATGCTGTATTTGGTCCTGTCCTGACGCGTTCCGGTTCAGGCGGGCATTTGGAAGAAAAACTTACCGGAGAAATCACAGCGTATCGGTCGATCATGCTCTACGAGGGCACTGCGGACACCAGTACGCTGATCGTAATCAAGTAAAGGAGAGAAAGCAATGACAAGATTTACATCAAAAAATACTCAACTCGAATATGAGACAGCAGTACCGGGAACGTTCGCGGTTATCCCGGACGTAAAAAAGTTTCCCAAACTCATGGGGGATATTGGCAAGGTCGATACTTCTTGCGTTTCTGGGGATAAGACATACGGGGAAGGACAGGCGGATCCCGGCGACATGACCTTCCTCATGGCGTACTCGGGGATGGCTGTGGGCACGAACTGGGCACTTCTTCTTGCACTCGCAGGAGATGTGACTGCCTTCCGTGTTCGTTATCCGGACAATTCCGGTTTTTCCTGGTCAGCAACATGCCGCGTCACAGATGAAGGATTTGATGGCGGCGAAGCCCCTATCGATTTCAACTGCCAGATGTTCCCCACAACGGACATCACTCCGGTCGCAACTATTGCGCCAATTGTCTAATTAATTTTAAGGAGGAAATACTTTTATGAACTCTTTTCTTTTGACCGTCGGAGATGACGAATATCGCCTTAAGGCCAACACGCAAAGTAAGATCGAAGCAGAGAAGAAACTGGGCATGTCGCTCTTACGGGCGCAGGTCCGTATTGACGAAGCAGAAGTCTTTGCTGTCGTTCTTTGGGCTGCGTTGCAGTCTCTCAACCATGGAATGTCCATGAAGGACACCTATGACCTGATTGACGACATGGAGGATAAAGGCTGCAAGTACATTGACCCCGTGGAGGACAAGGAAGTAACGATTGACTCTATGGGCATATCCGAAAAGCAGGGCCTTTCCGCAGCCATTCTCACGGTATCCGGTTTTTTTACGAAAGCGGAGATAGAGGAAATGCGCGAGCACAAGGAAGAGGAAAAACCTCGGACTCCTCGGAAGAAAAAGAGTACTCCTCCGCAACAGAACTGATCAAGGATCTTTACCCTGTAGCATTGCGGTCCGGCATCAAGTCGGACCGCTTCGCTACTCTTTCTGTAAAAGAAATCCAGGATGAAATTAAGTCCTATAACGAGAATCACGAAGAACAATCAAAATTACAGATTATTCTTTTATATAAGCAGGCGCAGTGGTTTGCAATTGGTGTGAACAATCCAAAAAAATTTCCAAGCCTGCAAAAAGAATTTCCAGATCTCTTTTTTGATGATCCTAAACCCGAACAGAAAAAGGGTAAGTCAAATCAAAAGAAGCCGGAAAAATGGGAATTTGAAAAGATGCAAATGACTCTTTATGCAGAGGCATTCAACCGAAATCGAAAGGGGACAGGCACATGACAACAGAAGAATTACAGGTCATCATATCTGCTAAGATCAGTGATTTTGAAAAGAAAATGTCCTCTGTCACAAAGAAAATCAATACCGTCCAAAAGGGGAGTACCGTCACTGGAAAAGCAGTTGATAAAATGCTGTCCTCAAAAGGTACGACAACCAATAAAGCCTTTGACTTGATCGACAGAAAGCTTAAACAGGTTAACCGTACGGCTGCCGTCACAAGGAAGGCCCTTGCAAGCAAGATGCCTTTAGGCATAGATAATACAAGCATAGATATCCAAAAAACGAAGCTTGATCAGCTCAGACAGAAGTACAATAATCTGACTTCTGGCATCCAGGTGCCTGCCTCTCTCAAGGGAATGGAAAGAGAATATAGCCTGCTTGGTACAAAGATCGATGCGGCCAAGGCTAAGCAGGCAGCGCTCAATTCCGAGATTGAACAGCTGAAGTGGAATGAACAAGCCTCTGCCGGAGCAGGGAACATCGTAGGGGCAGAAGGATATCATGCGCAGATACTGTCCGCAAAGTCGGAAATGGGTGCTCTGGCCTCCTCTACTGCTGCGCTTGAAGCAAGAGCTGGCGCTCTTAGCAGTAAGATGCAAACTATCCGAATGAATCCGTCAGCATCTCCGGAGGCGCAGCTCTTGGCAGCTCGAATCAGAGAGGCCGATGCAAAGATGCAAAGCCTTGGAAATGACACTTCGAAGACAACCGGAAAGATAGCCGGCTTGCGGTCCGGAGGAGGTGCACTGGATGCAATCAACCGCAAGATCAGCAGTCTCGAAAAGTCCTCCAACAGAACAGCAAATGCTGTAACTCGGTTGGGTCATCGTTTTCTGGTGCTGTTCGTTGGCAAACTGATAACGCAGGCGTTTAAGGGCATACAGGACTCTCTTACCGGCGCAGCTACAAAATCGGACGATCTACAGAACTCTCTTAATACGCTGACATCGGCTGGCCGTACAATCTCAAATTCTGTGGTTGCGGCTCTAGCGCCACTGATCAATGTAGCCGCTCCAATGATCGATTACATCAGTAATAAGATTATGGACTTTGGAAACAGTGTCGCTATGTTCTTCGCGTCTATATCGGGGCAGAGTACTGTCCTTCAGGCCACGAAAGCATATGCGGGCTTTGGGGCCGCAGCGGAGGGCGCAGGCAATAGCGCAGCGGCCGGTGCCGAGAAAGCCAAAAATGCTTTAGCAGGATTTGATCAGATAACAAAGCTTGATACAAGTACTTCCTCGTCCGGATCCGGAGGAACTGGTTTTAAAACAGCCGAAGGAGCGACCTCTTATGTAACGGTGCCGGTCGTACAAAGCGAACTTGCAAAAAAAGTTTCAGATGCCATTGAAAAACTGAAAGGTCCTCTGTCTGATTTCTACGAGAATGTCTTGAAGAAGATAGGCGACTGGGTTATGGGAGAGGGAGTTGACTTACTTGCAACAGGGCTCGAGAATATTGCTCAGTTTTTTGAAGATAATCCGCAACTCATTGATAATCTTGCTTTGTTCTTGGCAACAATCGTACCTTTATCGGCCTTAGGACCACAGGCCGTTGTACTTGGAATAACAGTACAAGCTACGGTTGCTGCGATCGAGTGGGCTACAGGGCACGACCTCGGGCAGGATATCGCTACTTCATTTAACTCCGAGTTATGGAAAAGTGCAGGAGGGGGATCTATTGCTCGAGGAATCTGGGGTTGGATTAGCGACGCTCTTCTGCACGGGGTGCTACAAAAGGATTATTTTAAGGCAGATACGTTTGCTTATGCGGTTATGGACGGAATACAAGAGGCGTTCAACTTAAATACATTTGGACTTGAGGGGTTTGCTCAGCTCGGAGAGAACTGGGCAACGCTCATTATTAACGGACTCATTTGGGGCCTGAACGCACTGAGTTTTCCAATACAGGAAATGATTAATAAGATTCTTGGTGCGCTTAATAAGGATCCAATTAGCTTAGCTATTGATCCGATTGCATACGATCCATTTTATCAACCCGCTAAGGCAGCAAACCAAAAAAGAAACTATACAACCGATGTGGGAACCAATACTCCCGCTCTAAACACTGCATCGCTTACCCTTCCTACCACAGGAGCAGCAAAGTACAGCGAAGCTCTGATCGATGTAGCAACACAGACTAGGAAGACAAATAAGGAAAACGAAGTCTACTCGAACGGGTTCGAAGCAGTTGATGAAGCCCTTTACGGGACTTCTGCAAACATACTCGGCTTAAAGGATTCCGCATCCAGTTCGAGTAAGGGAGTAAGGAGTGCCGTAAACAACATATTAAATCCAGCCATTTCTTCTGCTTCGACATATGTCCGAAACGGAGCATCATCTATTGTGGGTTCATTTGCGGGAATCCCGGCCAGCGTTCTTCCTCATGTAAATGAACTCAATGGCGTAGTGTCGTCCGGAGCTTCTTCGGTCGTGGGTTCATTTGCAGGAATACCAACTAACGTTCTTCCTCACATAAACTCTTTAAACGGAGTTGTTTCTTCGGGAGTATCGGCAACCGCAAATTCCTTGATGAACGGGATATCGGGCGGAGTCAATTCAACCGTGGGAATTTTCAGCGGATTGATGGGTTCGACAAAACCTCACCTTGACAGCTTCGGGAACAGCGTATCCTCTGCATCTATTGGAGCGGCGCAGAGCATGATTAACGAGTCCGCAACGGGCTCTAGGGGCGCTACCGGAGTATATCAGGGCTTCTCCAATCAAGTAACGGCAATCTTCGAAACGCTTGATTCTAACATCAAGAGAATAATGACACACGTCGTACAGATGATGGCGTGGATGCCTAACTCCCTTTCTTCTAACGCGATATGGGAAGCAACCAAAGGGCTTGCCATGTCGAACGTGACAGGCATTAAAATGTTTGCAAGAGGAGGCATCGTGAACTCGGCAACGGCTGCAATCATCGGAGAATCCGGGAAAGAAGCAGTTATGCCTCTTGAAAGAAACACTGGGTGGATTGATCAACTTGCTGACAAGATCAACTCCAGAGGGGGCGGGGGCAGTGGAGACGTATACGTGACCGTCCAAAATATTATTGACGGTGAGATCGTGGAAGAAAAAGTTACTAAGATTCAGAAGCGAGACGCCAGGAGAAGCAATAAACCAGTTTGGGGGAATGCATAATGATTAGCAGTTATCTCAAAATTGATGGTGTGAATATGCCAGAGCCGGGCACTTTCAAAGTGGGCGGGAATGACTTGGACGGAGAAAATACCACACGGCTTGAAAATGGGAACATGCAGCGTGATGTCATTGGCTTCGCTTGGAGGCAACCGGGGTGTACGTGGAATGCAATTCCTCAATCAGAGTCGCAGCTTCTTTTGACAGCAATTAAAAAAAAGGAGTTTACGGTTACTTATGTAGATCCCTGCGAGGGTCTAGTGACAAAGACCTGTTATGCAGGACCGTGGGAAGCGGAACAGGTGCCGAAATCTATGAGCAAGCCCGGTGGGCCTTGGTGGGATGTATCGTTTGATATAACAGAATCGAAGAGGTAATCGACATGCAAAATACAAGTACAGCGTTTAAGACGGCCGTCATCTCTACACAGAGAACATTGAAAGTCCAGGCCGTCCTGCAGACAGCAGATGCAACAATTTACAATCTAGGACCCGGTGACATTGTTGCCGGATCCTTGTCTGTTGACTCTCACTGTTTTGATGATGGCATTGAGCTCGGAGCCACGGTAGCAGCCGACTGCTCCATCTCTCTGAATAACGCAGACGGCGCATGGAATAATATTGATTTGGATGGCGCTACACTCTGGCCTTATTCGGGGCTCGTGCTTCCGGACACGACAACCGAATATGTGAAGCTTGGTACTTTCATCATCGACGAGCCGGGAAGACCATACTCGCAGCTGACGCTTCAGGCATCCGACCGCATGATCCTTTTGGATGAACCATTTTCGGCTGTCGTGCTGGCATTTCCTGCAACGAATGCACAGATCCTCGCAGCGACTTCAGTGCACTGCAATGTGCCCTTAGCAACTTCTATCACTGGCATCTTGAACGCCTCTTATTCAGTCACCACGCGCCCCACAGATGATATCACCTGCAGAGATGTAGTTGGCATGATTGCTTTGATGGCGGCAGGATTTGCCAGGACAAATAGAGACGGAGAGCTTGAGATTGTACAGCTGCCGAATCTGTCTGGGACGATCGCTGTTGAAATGCCTGTCGGATCCAGATACGAAGGGTTCAAACAGACCGCTGATCCAGTAACCGTAACCGGTATTACATATACAGACATAGAGGAGACGGTTCAACTCGGTACGGCGGACTATTCGTTACAGATTGACCTTATCCCTCTGCTGCAGGACAATCGGGATGAGATCCTCCAAAGTATATTTGATGTGATAGGTGGGTACACATATACCGGTTTCACCTGCCCATATCCGGGAAATCCTGCAATAGATCCGGGTGATTCTGTTCGGCACGTCACCATGGACGGAAAGACGATTGTATCTTTGGTAGCCTCGCATAATTTTGCACATGGCGGCAAGTCTACCATGGAAGCTACTGCGAAAAGCCAGAGCAGCATGTCGTACAAAGGCGCCAATGCTCGAAGGCTTTCCACGATCGCAAAGAAGATCCAGGCGGTCGACGCTAATCTGACGACATATCAGCAGACACAGGCACAGTTTACGGATCTCCTGACGCAGGCCATGGGCTACTTTGTGACCGAAGTTCCTCAGCTGGACGGCTCGACAATCCATTATGAGCACGATCACCCGCTTCTGGCAGACTCTGTTGTGATCTACAAAAAGACCTCAACAACAATGTCATGGACATCCGACGCAGGAGCCCATTGGTACGGCATGACTGCAGAAGGCAATATTCTTGCCCGGGTGCTTACAGCTATCGGAATCAATGCAGAATGGGTGCATATAAGCGGAGCATCTACGTATGCCCCCGGGTATGATCCCTCAGCAAAAGAAACCCCTGCCGGAGCGCAAGCGAAAGCCGATGCTGCCTATGCCTCGGCGCAATCTTTTGTCAACAACATCGCCTCGGGCTTGCAAACCCAGATCGACGGTAGTATTACAACATTTTTTTATGCCTATGTACCATTACTGACAAACGTACCGGCAAACGCATGGACGACCACGGCAATTAAAAATCAGCATCTTGGCGATTTGTTCTATGACACGTCGACAGGGTACTCTTACCGGTATCAGCTGGTATCAACCACCTACTCATGGCAAAGAATTACCGACACAGACATAACAACAGCGTTGGCCAATGCGGCCACGGCACAAGATACCGCGGACCATAAACGCAGGGTCTTTGTTGCGACTCCCACGACTCCCTATGATATTGGCGATTTGTGGGCAGGTGGATCGGCCGGAGACTTGAAAAAATGCTCCACCGCACGTGCGTCGGGCGCTTATGTAGCCGGAGACTGGACGCTGGCAAGTAAATACACTGATGATACTACGGCAAATACGGCAGTTACCAATGCAGCAACCGCACAAACTGCTGCCACAAATGCCGCAACAGTAGCCGCCGCGAAAAACAAAACGTTCTATACTCAACCTGTACCACCTTACTATATTGGCGACATTTGGCAGAAACAGCAAGTGCCGACTGCCATTACGGACATAGTAAAATGCACGGTCACGAGGCTTACGGGAGTCTATACTGCGGCTGATTGGGCAAACGCATACACGCTGGCAGAGATTGCCGCAATGGGGTCAACGATCATCAGTGGTGGGTATATCAAGACCTCTCTGCTGGACGTTGTAAATCTGATTGCAGGGACACTTACAAACACAGCCACAAATCCTGAATGTTGGGCAACGATTGGGCAGACCACAATAGGTGGAATAGCGTATTACGGAATTTCTATTTATCGCAGGAGCATTTCAGCCACAGTACCAGTATGCAAATTACACATCGGAGATAATGGCGAACTACGATTGTGTGATAAAAATGATGTAGGAAGATTCTATGCAGACGATGGTAACACTAGATTATATGATGCAAATGCTGTGCCACGTTTTAACGCAGATGCGTCTAGTGTACGATTGTTTGATGAGAATGGTTTTAACAGATTTTATGCGGATGCTGGAACAACGTCGTTAATAGATTCGGCAGGTAAAGCACGATACAGTCTCGTAGCAAATCAAACATTTATTCGTTCTGGGGGAACTGCTGACACATATACTGTTATTGACCCAGAATATACAAAAACATTTATTGCTGGCGTTGAAAATCAAAAAGTACCATTCGTCGGAAATCAGGGGTTTACGTATAAAATAACTGTCGTGTTTGGCAAGAATCCACATGGGGGGTATTATCACTCATCAATGATTCCATTACCCTTTGCAACTTTATATAATATTACCGGTTTAACTGTATATATATTAGACGGTACTGGTAATCAGACGGGAACTACTACCGTATCTGAAATAAGCGATTTAGGTTTTAGTGTAAAAAATGAAAGTAATGTTCTTCCTGGTCAAGTATGCTACGTTGGGTTTACAATCACCAGAATCTAAATAGGAGGTTATACATGATCAAAATTCGAGACGGCCCCAGCGCTTAGGCGCTTTTTTTATGTGAAAAAATAACTAAAGAAGAGAGGAAAGCAGGCATGGGTGACAGCAACTATGAAACAACACAGGAACAGAAAACAGCGGCAATAGTAGCTCAGGCAGCAACAGCAACAGCTAAAGCGGTGTTCGAGGCGGCTAATGCGGCCGCTCTGGTTATCGCAAAAGAAAAAAGCGACAGCCAACTTATTATCGGGATCCTGCAAAACGACGTGAAGTCGCTCAAAGAAGAACACTCCTGCTTTGAGGCGGAGATCAATCGTCGAATGGACGGACTTGAACCGAAGTTTGACAAAATCTACACAAAGCTGGAAGAAATAGCCCTTGGAAGACCAACGTGGGCGATTTTGATGATCATCACGTCCCTGTTTAGTTTATCGGTCGGTCTGATCGTTTATGTAGCATCACACATGTAAAAAGAAGGAGGAAAGAATTATGGAATGGACAGAAATTATCATCTCACTAATCACTTTGGTTTTGGCGCCCTGTATGATCATCCTGGTTAATGCCGGCGTGAAGTACCTGGCATCAAAAACGGATAACGAAAAGCTTGAGCACATGCTGACTGATATCGGATCAGCGGTAGCAACCGCCGTCGACGCGGTCACTCAGACATTTGTAGCTGACCTCAAAGACGCGACAAAAAACGGTAGCTGGTCAAAAGATGAACAGATACAGGCACTAGATAAGGCTCGAACTATTGTGGAAAATCAACTTTCAGCGTCAACTATTACATTTTTATCAGAACACAATATTGATATACAGGCATATTTGAAAGCACAGATTGAGGCGTATATCCAGAGGGGTAAGGCAGTATGAAAAAATCAGCCGAGGGATTAGCAAACTTTGCTGAAAAGATATATGCCGAAAAGTGGCCTTACCGGTTCGGGAGTTATGGCAATATCATAGTTGGAAAAAGGCGGTCGGACTGTTACGGAATTCGAAAAGCGTATTCGTGGGATAGGGGCCCATATTCCGTATACACCGCTGCAGAAGATCAAAACGCAGCGACCGCGTACGCACGGGCGCTTGTTGGCGGCCCCATATCGACCATGCCGGACAAACGCGGAATAATCGTGTGNAAGAAAAATGCACTCGGGAGGATCTACCATGCAGGCGTGTATGTCGGTAATGATATGGTTATTGACATCTATCTTGAGGGCAGACCAGCACGAAAGGACCCCATAACAATGCACGGGTGGACGCTTTGGTTTGAGGACATCTTTATTGATTATACGCATGTCGAAAGTGTTGTATTGCCTACTCCAACAGCACCGACCGTATCGACCTGTCCGTATTTTGAACCGGTTGAATCCGCTATATATAAAAATGGCGTGACGTTCAGGGGCAATGATGCTGGGTGGTATCAATGGCAGCTTAATAAGCGCGGTTATGGTCTTGCTGTTGACAAAATCGCCGGTACTAAAACATGGAAAGCAATCAACGACATGCAGGCAAAAACGGGCGTCGGGGTCGGCAATGCAGGGCCACGAACAAGAAATGTAATCCGCAATTAAATAATTGCAGTCAGATGCAAAAGCTAAGCCGCTCATCTCTCCGGAGGTGGGCGGCTATTTTGTTTTTTTTGGAAGTGTTAGAGGCCGTAATTGCCAAATTTTAAGAAATTAAGCTGCAAAACGTATAGATATCGCGTGCCATCCCGTGTGTTTACGTGTACTTAAAATAGCTTGCGTTAAAAGATTAAAACGAAAACGCGAAAAGCAGAAACGACACGCTTGACAAGACGCGATAACTCTGTTTTAATAATCATATAGAACCCACGCTAGATAAGGGAGGAAAAGGAAATGCAGGAATATAACGCGTTTAAAGTGATATCTGTAGAAATTGAATCGTTAAAGAAGAAAAAGGAATCCGCGCAGAACGATATAAGCTATATGCAATCAAAGATGGAACTGTTGAGCAGGGAGATCCTGGATGCAGAAAATAACATACTGTTTGCTGAACACTTGCTTGAAAAACTGCAGAGCGAACAGCCATCTTCTTCATCTTCGTCAATTCAGAAAAAGGGAATGGAAATTGACCTAGACGATTTACTTAAAGGAGACAAAGATGAATTGAATACCAATCAA